GCACTCATACCCGTAATAGATTTTGTCAACGAATTACGGAACTTCGTTGGATCGAATGTTTTACTAGCCATTAAATTCTCCTAAAAAGCCAAATACAATATGGGTTGCAATTTATACATGCAACCCATTTTAGTTGTGTTATTAACCTTGACGTGAACGGATCATTGCAAGAATGTCTTGTGCTCCGCCTGCAGGTTCAGCTGCTGCTGCTGGAGCAGGTTCTTGCCAACCTGTATCATTTGTAGTTTCAGCTACTGGTGCTGGAGTTGGAGTTGGAGTTGGTGCGCTTTGGCTAGTTGCTGTAGCCTGTGGGCTTGCTGCCTGTTGCGGGTCACCTGTACGTGCCTGCATGCCTGCTGGACGGAAATATTGGCTCCAACGATCTGCATCGTATGCCTCACCGTCTACACTTGCTTCGAACATTTCATGCATTACTTTTTGCTCAATGTCGCCTGGCTTCTTAGGTAAGAAGTCTGAAAGATTAAACAATCCATTTGTATTTACTGCATTCATTTCAGTGTCACTCAACGGACGCTCACGACGTGCCCAGTTACTTGTGCCGTAGTCTGCATAGCCACCTTTTGATCCTTTGTTAAGACGGAAGTCAATACCAGCAGTATAATCTGTTGGCAACTCTTCCATGTCTGGATCTAAAAGTGATTGTTTAATAATTTGGAAAATTTGTGGACCAATAATAAATCGACGAATTGGATTCTCAGGTGTAGTATCTTCCTTTAATGGATCATCTACAACAAATCCTTGGAATACGTATGAACGTTTCTTCCAGTACTTACGACCCATATCTTCTAGTGAAGGATCTTTAAACCAGCCACGTACTTCGTTAAGAATATTACATGTTTCGCCATACATTTCCATACACGGAATTTGTACTTGTACTGGTCGTGAACTTGTATCGCCTTTTACTCCACTAAACGGAAGTTTAATCATTAAACGTTCTGCCCAGAAAAAATCGTTAGATTCATTTCCGTCTGGCAAGAAACGCATTGTTGCGCTATTGCCTTCTGCCATATTCCAAAATGGGTAAATTGCGTTGTCGCCACCGCCTGTGCGTTGACCGCCTGCGCCGGCTTCTTGTTCTTTGAGCTTTGCTCGAATTTCTGCTAATGATGCCATAGTGCCTTTTCTCCTATATGTTATGCCTATGTTAGAACAACTAATATTGCTCTTGTGCCTAAAATGTATAGCACTCTTATATACTACACGATATTATTTATCTTGTCAAGCGATTTTTTTCAAATTATTGATATTAGGAGATATATTATGATCTATCCAATTTATCATTTCATTAACTAGTAAATCGTGATTAGTTGGACTAAGGTGATTTGGTAGTTCTTTGTTAATATCTTTTTCTATACTATATAAACTAGGACCTTTACAAAAAGTAAATTTTTCTGTGTCTTGAATAGGTAATCCAAATTTTTTATATAACAAACTATCTTGCGGGTCATCGAATACATTTACTACTAACACTTTTTTAAAAAACACACTATATTCTTTTAATATGCCTACGTATTGTAACTGTCGAAAATCTTGTAAATCATTATGTAAATAGTATCTTCTAAAAAAGTTATGTAAAAATTTTTTGTAAGATTTATATCTTGCAACTCTTTTTCTTATGTAAAGATCATCATTCCTGCCGAAAATTACATTCATCATAATTGATTGATCTTCAGGCTGCATAGTAAAATTAAAGTTTTTTCTTTCATCACCAGATAAGAAAAATATTAGATTAATTTTTTCTAACTCGTCAGTTTCTGTATTTTGTATTGCATCTCGAAAAAGTTGCATCATGTATTCGGGGCCAGTGCCCCCAATAGCATAATTTTTTACATCATAAGTTTGTGCTATACGTTTTGACCAGGCATAGTGTTTATCATAAGTATCATTAGCATAGCTGTCTCCGAAGATCCAGACTTTCTGCATTATTTTAAACCGGCTAAACTCTTAATTCTATCCAATGTGCCTGATTTTTTTGGTGCTTCAGGTGCTTTTGCTTTATCGTACTTTGGACCCGGATTGTCTAAATCAACATTAGTCATATCTCTCTTGTCTTTTTTCAGTTGCACGTACTGTGTTCCATCTGTTGCAATTAAGCCTAATTTATCAGCATCTGCAGAAGCTTGCTTTTGGTGCATCATTGGATACATTTTCTTTATTTCCATAGTGTCCGGATCGTATAGTACAATATTATTTTTAAATTTATCAAACACGCCGCCTTCCATCTGTTGAGGATATGCTTCCATTTGATAATCATCATATAGAGTATTTACTTGTTCGATAAATGCCTTAGCAGGTTCTATGAACTGCTCACCGTAATCTTTTTCTACCATAGTAAGTATTGCTGTTTCGCCTTTTGGAAATTCGCCTGTTTCTCTATCGTAGTATGATAGTATGAACTCGCCTAATGGTGTCTTTTCGTCCTTTTCAAGTGTAATCTCGTCACCGTCTGGACCGTCGATTTTGTCGCCTTTTTTCTTGCCGTTCATTTTGGCTTTCTTTACAGCGTGTGCGTAAGCATTGCCTTCGTCGGTATCATCTTCTTTTTTGTTTCTATCAAAGTCTGTTGTATTTAGATATTCCATTACAGGATACAATACAGTTACAATAGCATTACCAAAACGAGCATTTAGTCCCGAGCCCGGTTTAGTTTCTAGTTTCTTTGCTTCGCCACGTAGTTTCATCATTGCGTCAATTGCAGCTTTAGCATTTTTGTCTAGTCCGCTAAACCCATTTGTTCTTGCTTCAATAAATGAATACACATCCCATACATCGCCAACATACGCATTTGCTAAGTTGCCTTGATCATCGTCCTGACCACGTTCAATCTTTTTACCCATTCCACGTAGTGCGCCTAATACTTCAATAGCATCTTTACTTGTATTAATATATGCTTCGCTTACTTCTTCTTCGCTTTCGACTTTTTTACAGCTACCTGCTTCTCCGGCTTTCTTGCCAGGTACTTTACGATAGCCTTTCCAACACTTGTCATAGATCTTGCTATTACCGTGTCTTTCGCCTTCTTCTACATCAGACTCGTTCTTTTTCTTTTTCTTCATTGATGAACATGCTTCTTCGATTTCTTCTTCAGTCATCTCTAGTGTAGTCCAACTTTGGTTACCGCACTCTTCGCACACAGTATCTGAGAACTGACCCATCATTTCTTCAAAGCCTTGCTCTAGTTCAATTTCTTCTCTTGATAAACGATTTTTAGCTTTTTTTGCTTTATCCGCCTTGTCCATATGGCTATGATAATAATCTGACTTCATTTGTCCAATCTCATCAGGCGTTTTTCCACTTGTGTCAATTCCTGATTTATCAAAATTTGCAAGGTCTGATTTTTTATATTGTTTGTCAAGTTTTCTTTTCATTAAAGTTTTACCGACACCTTTAAATGGACCTTCTTCTACCGACTTGTCTTTTTTCGCCCGTTCCTTTGCCTCTGCATCTGCTTTTGCATTGCCTGCTTTTTTCATTGCTTCAATGCCTTTGCTTGCTTCGTCAACCAATTCTTCTGGCCCTAGTTCTGTTGCTTTAGTAGCTTCACTTACTAGTTTATAAATGTACGGAAATACATCTGATAGTTCTTCGTTAAACTGTTTGATAGTTAATTGGTCAATCCAGTTTTCTTTTACGTCTGCTGGTACATCTTCCATTATTGGTGTTTCAAATGCTGCAAATGCTTCTGCATAGTATGCTGGCTTTTGAAGTGATGCAATTGTTTTCTTAACTGTACTAATACGCTCTTTAACAACATCTACATACCCTGCTAGGCTTTCTGCCATTACAGCTGAACGGCCCATGTAGTTTTTAAACTTGCGTAATTTTGCCATCTCTTCTGATAAACCTACAATATGTTTACCAAAGTCATCATATGTGTTTCCACCTTCTGCAACGTGTCTTGCCATTGCTCTAGCACCACTTAGGTGTTTGAATGGATAACGGAATCTTTCGCCATCAGCACTTTCAATATAAATTTTACCAATTTTTTGTGTACGTCCTGTTGCACTTTCTTGATTAACACCTTCAGTGTGTTTAATTACAATACGTGCTTCGCCTACTTTTTGATAGCTAATACGGCTTGTGCCATAAAGTTTTGATTCTGTCATTTGTCCGTCCTCAGGGGTTTTTGCTAAGAAGTTATAATCTCTTTTATTTAAATTTGACTTTGTAATATCTCTTACGCTATAATCTAACATACGTTTCTTACTAAAAACACGTAATTCTTTTAGGAAATCATACCAGGCTTCTTTAGTTAGCTCATCTTCGTTTTGCATAAAGTCTTTACTATATATAATTGTCAATCCGTCGTCTTCGTCAATAGCAACACTTACTTTGCCCAATCCGTTATAATCAAAATCAAAAAATCTTGCTAGGTTAGGTTGATTAGTTACTTTACCGTCGGCAGCGCCGATTGTAACATTTGGAAAACGTCCACGTATCTTATTGAAAAGATCTTCACTTATTTTGTCAAACTCGTTCATATTGTATTTATCAATAGTTACTGCTAATGAAGATCGGCATTGGTGCTTCGTAATCTTCTAAATCTTCTGCTTGTGTAAAAGTGCTGTATACTCTAGGATCCCAGTCTTTTAGTACATCCATCATTCTTATTGCTAATAGTGTTGCACTAACAAGATCATCTGACATGCCGGGTTTTGCTTGATAACTCGATCCTGTTGCAATAAAACCCTTTAATTCGCTAATAAAAGGTTTTGAATTAACAGACATTTTATCGTTTTCTATCATAGTCTTTAATCTACTACATGCAGTAACTTTTGAACTGTGTGTAGTATTAAAGCCTTTGCGGAACTTTCTTACATGTCCTTTGCGCATTGGTTCGCTTACAAAAAGTCCAGGTATGTTCTCTTCGCCAAAATCATTAATAACAATTAGACATGCTTCGCCAATACCGTTGTTTTCAACACTCCAGTATATGCCTTGAGGATTGTTAGTTTCTTGTTCTAAGTATTTGCATATATCTGCAAGTACCCGAACTTGTCCTGGTATAGCAGTAGTATTATGTTGCCATTCGCCTACTTGTTCGTAGCTGGGTAGTTCAAATATCTGTATTGCAGCATAGTCGCCACCAGTGCCCATACTCGGGTCAAGTGCAACAGCATATGTATACTGATTAGTTGGCTTTTTGTACCAACGTGTTTGTCCCATATTAAGTACAGGATTAGTACCTTCAAGTGCAGAAAGTTTAATTGAATTAATTAATGTTTCGTCAAATACTAAGAACTCACAACCGTATTCGCGTCTAAACTTTTCTTCACCAATACGACCAATTTCTTCTACTTTCCATTTTTCGTCACGATCAGGATGTTCTTCCCATTGTGCAACAAAACTATGAAATCCATTTATACCTAGCTCTTGCTCATTACCATGTGTATCAAACTTTTGTTCTGCTTGTTTCCAAATAGTAGCAAATGTATCTTCATCTGAGTTAGGTGTACTAGTAATAATAGCACGACCACCTGTTGCTAGTGTAGGTGATATTGATGTCCAAAACTCTTCAGCAATATTAGGTTGCACAAATGCAAACTCG